GAATACTTGTAACCGCTGTTATCGGATATTGATAAGGGATTAAAACATTTGTACTGTCTCCGGTATGAAATTCTGTTGCACCTTCCATTTTTATATACCTTTATTTTAAGATTATTTTTTAAAAAGGTCGCCTAGTTTTTTAGTCGGTCCCTTTTTGGTTTTAAATAATGCTCCAAGACTCCCTTTTTGTGGCGGGTCTTCGTGATCCTGATTTTCAGGCTCCCCGTCGAGAATCGCATCATATATTGTTTTTGTTTCCTTACCTTCTTTTAATGTTTTAATAATATTTTCGTTTGACTCCTCGAGTCCAGATATTTTTTCATTGAACCCTTCCATTAATTTAACTAAGTCCTCAATTGTTTTCGCGGGCTCCGGTTCTGTAGCTGGGTCTTTTTCAATGAACATAGATTGCTCAAGTTTACTAAGGTCGATATCCTTGGGGAATTTTTTTAATATTTCATCCTCATTAAGTTCATCGTCTTCACCAAGAAAACCTTTGACCCTTAAAGCATTTCTATTGCTCCCGACGTTGACCATAGAAAATTCATGGAGCTCTGCCTTGTGTGTGATTATACTTGCTTTCGGTTTTAAACCGGTTCTCTCGTCGCGGTGTACAAACTCTCTATCTGTTGCAGTAAATCCAACTGAACCGGCTGTCATAATCTTGTCAATCATTAAACCCTTAACGGTGTCAGCGAGGGCATGTATACCGCTAGTAGGAAATTTAATACCTTTAATCATAAGTTTACCGTTTTCAACAACTGCCTTTTTAGCCCGAGCAATTGCAGGTATACGATGATTGTGTGCAAATAAAATAACTGGGTTTCTATTAAATTGTTTTACATCCCACCCCTTAACCTCAATTATTTCACCGTCACGATCAACACTTGAGTCGCTACCGATAAAATCAAATGTGCCGTCTTCATTGGCTTTAATATCTTGATTAAAAAGCCCTTTCAATAATTTCATATTTTCTCCTATTCAAATGGTATTGTTATACATCCGCAATTAATTACATCTTCGGCCGCTGCCCCTGACTCGTGCGGCATAGTTAACCCATTAGAAAAAGCTTTACCAATCTCCCGTACTTCTCCGTCGGTGGCTGCGTGATCTTCTCTAGGATCGGTCGGGTTTTTAGAACTTATCCACATATGTTTAGACACCCCAAGACCTTCCATTGCATCGACACGGCCTTGTGTAAGTGCTTTATTAATTTCTGTTTTAGCAATATTCCGGGCATTCCGATTTGCGTTATTCATAATATCCCGTGCAGCTTGTGCAACTTTTCCGGCTGCCTCATTATATGATTGTCCTGCGGTTATGGCATCGGCAATAATAGGTTTTATTTTCTTTTCCATCTTACGACGGATGGTTTCATTTAATCCCTGCAATTCAACGGACCTGGTATTGATGGCTGCCAGTGCCCGAGGGTTACCAATGTCAAAACTAAGTTGCAGTTGTGAGGTAATGTTTCCAACACCGAGGGTATAACCTTCCGCAATGAATGGCCTACTGACTTCGACAATACGTTCGTTAGCGTCTTTAAAATCGGGGAATATTTCATTTATGATATCAGGTGAAAGCTGTTTAATGGTCTTTGAATCATCGTCAATAGAGAATATACGTTCTAATATTTGTTGCCGTAATGGGTCTAAATACTCCTCAATTAATGCTTTAGCAAATCGTCCCTGGGCACGGGCTTTCTGTTTTTCGGTGCGCTTCCTTTCATTGTCGCCCCGAGTAGATTTTTCCTCTATAGATAATGACCAATAATCTGTTTTATCATTGTCAATTGTTTTACTATTATTATCGGGTGTTGCTGCAGCATTTGAGGCCCCAATTTTTTGTAGCTCTAAAGGTAATCGATCCGGCTGTGCAGGAAACCCAAGATTTTGATTAGTGTTTACTTCGTCCGGGGTAAATCCTATTTTAATTAATCGCTCCGCAGTTTCCACCTTTATATCAAACTCCTCTTTTAATCCGTCAATTGCTTCCTTCCTAAACCTTGCGTGTTTACCGTCTAATCCTTCGGCGTCAAAAAAATCACTAAGTAAAGTGGTTTCAAATAATATCATTTTTGGAATAAGATTATAATTGTATAACTGTTTTTCCTGTTCCTTGATATTACTTTTAATACTAGAATCCTCTAATATTTGTAACAGTGCTTTTGGAGTATTTAAAACCGTACATACTTCGTCACGTGACCACCTTTTTTGAAATGGAAACTCCATATCTTTTTGACTCGCTGAAATTGCCTCAAGCTTTGAGCCTTTACCAAATACGCTAACGCTGTGGCTTTTACGTAATCCACGATGTTTCTTTTCATAACGTAATTCCATTGCCGTGGCTTCGTCCTCTGTTATCTGCTGTTCAGTCGATATCTGTACTGTCGGCGTTGCATCCCTTTGAAAAAAGTTATGATTAAATTGACTTGCTGCAAAATCGGTTTGTAATCCAAGCGATGCAGCTAGTAGCGGCCCCATACCCCGAAACTCATTAAAGGGATTGAAGTTTTTAAAATGTATAATATCAATCGGATCAATAAACTGTTCCTTTCCATTTGGAAGTAACCTTTTCCAGCCAATTAACTCGTCGGCTTTTACAATGTGTTGCATTCTATCAGGACTTAAAACTTTTATTCGCATGGGTTGCCCGTTCGCTCCCCTTAATTTTTGCCAGAAACATTCACCCCTTAAAGCCATCCAAGTAATAAAAGAATCAAGTAGCCAAAATTTATTACCGGTAGGGCTAACAAATTCAAATAGACGCTGTGGAAAAACATCCGGTCTTTCCATTAGGTTATCACCGTCGAAGAAATCAAGTGGTACATGTGAGAAATTTAAACGCATAACTTCAATGCAAGAAAATACCCAGGGGTTTTGAGCATAGGCATTTTGTAGCCTTGCCGACGTTCCAAGGTCTTCACGACTTGCGAGGTTAAGAAATTTTAGATGTGCATCACCTGTACTCAGTACGGTATTAAAATTTGATATGGAACCATCTGCAGCAAAGTTTAACCCTTTCTCGGTGAGGCCTTGCATTACTTTTCGGGTGACGGTTTCTGTTAGTGTGGTCGTTTTTTGTTGCTCCATTATCTTAGTATATCCGTTATCATAATTATCTAATATATTCATTATGCCACCCGCCTACGGAATTTTAAATCACTGTCACCGTAATCAGGTGAACCGTTTGGTGTACCGTTGAACCCTCCGACAATATCTATTACTGAACCGGCACCACCTGCAGCAACACCGCCGCCTTTTTCATTCATTCGCCAATTAGCAATAATACCCTCGTGTATTCCATCCGTACCTTCACAACCAAACATATGTTTAGCCTCTGGTAATACAAGAGCACGATTATATATTCTTATATCCTCAACACGGGCCTTTACATCCCTCGTCGTGCTATCCGGATGGCGGCCAATTCCTATATGTTCATTTGCATCGTTTATGGTTCCCGTGTTTGTGTCCGAATCTTCCTCAACGCCATCAAGTAAAAGCCTTACCGTCGTACCATCCCAGGTCATACAAATATTATGTTTGACATCATTATTTGATAACACTGTAGTTCCTGTGAGAGTGGTTGTATGATCGCTTGTGGTTAATCTACAAACGGCCTCAAACGTCGAACCTCTAATGCCTATATGATAATCATCACCTGTAGAACCATTTGTTTTTGTCAACATGCGACCCCAATTCGTGCCAGCGTTAGCAGTAGGAAAAATCCAACCGCATAAGGTCATAGCAGAGAAACCACCAAGGGCGGCATTGTCTGCAACTTCAATGTATTTCGAATCCGAATCAATTTCCATTGACATAATTTATCCTTATTTAAATTTCATTCCTAATTCTGCGATAAGTGCGGCGGCAACAAGGTTGTCACTACCATCGGTAGGAACTCTGGTAATTTGGAATTGATACAATCGACCTGCCACAATATCGGGAGTAAAAGAAACGAATGTTAAATCTTGAGTATCATATTGAAAAAATTCATTTGAGGCCGGGTAATCAATTGCGGTTAACAGTGTCCCGGAATCCCAAGCCGCTACCGCGCCATTATCCGGTATTTCACGAACATATAATTTGAGCCTCATAGTTACGGCACCACCGGTTGATGTTCTCCTACGCGACTTGATATCTATCTGTAAGGTAGATTTTCCAGTCCTTGCCCTTAATAGAAAACCAAATCCCGTTTCGGCTGACTCCTCAAGTGCTATAACAGGAATTGCCGCGTTATTATCATCGTTCTCAGTAGGTGCACCGGCATTGACAGCCCAATCAGCACCAACAGAAATATTAACTTGATCGGCATAGAATAAATGTTCAGCGTCACCACCGTTACCAGTTTCCAAGGCAGCAATTGCCTGTGCTACTCTTTGGGCCGTCCATATCCTTTCTGTTGTGGCCGTACCTGCCTCGGCTTCGCCCTGTGAAACAACATCGGGATTGACCTCTGCACCTGTGGCAACACCATCTAATTTCGTTATTTGTGCAGCAGTGGCAAGCCCCTTTTGTGCAGCAGTTGCGCTTTGAATGTCATCTGTACCGTCGGTGTGATCGCTTGCGTGATTAGTAGGTGCTCTTGAATCACTATTGCGTGGATCTGAATTTGTAACGTATTTATTGGCTGAACTAGCAACCCCATTTGTACCAACTAAGGCGTCGTTTTCATCCTGTAATGGTATACGTGAATCATCACCCTCGGTGATTTGTCCGGCACCTGTACCAAACTCAAGGGCCGATACTTCATCAAAGGTCAATCCGGTAGTACCAACGACAATTGGATTAGCGGTTGTTAAGATATGCCGGTGTGTATGGTGTGTAGAATTTGAATCATTGACAGAAACAGTTAACCCGTTCTTGACCTCTGCGTCACTGTCAGCGTCGGTAGAACGTGCCCAGGCGCCTGCAGCAGTAACATAAATACCGTTGTCCTCTGCGGCTGTCTGCTCAAGTACCAGTATACGGCTTGCCGATGTAGTTACACCATTAATGGTTTGCTCACCGGATAAAGTAATATTACCTGAACCCTCGGTCGTAGTAGCGACGGACGCCTTTACTTCTACACCGGTTGATAAGGCCCCGGTAATAGCGAGAATTTTACTTGCTGATAATAGCTCGGTTGTACTCGAACCCGCATCATTAATAATCCTATGCTGTGCTATAATGAAATCAAGTAAATTATCATGGGAAATAATTGCCTCAATTTCCCCGGCTGTCTGGTCGTCTTTTGCATTCGCCTCTATACCATCTAATTTAGAAGCAAATGCGATAGTCATTAATCCATCTAACGCCGCCGTTGCATCTCTGATTTTATCAGCGCCACCGGTAACATGAGTAGCCGCGTGGTTCATTGGCATTGCTGCGGGTAGGTTCCCAACCTCCACTTTCTTTTGTACAAAATTGTCGGCTGAATCTTCTATAACTAAAACGTCACCACTAATAGGCGGGTCTTTTTCGGCTAATCCTTTTATATTTAATTTAAGAGGGCTAAATATTTCCATCAACCACCCCCGGAATAATTGATTGATGCGGTGGGTGTGCCGCCTGTAGCACCAACAAAATTAAATCTAATCTTTTCAATTGGTGCACTAGGTACTGATATTGCAAAATTACCATTTGCTGTTTTAACAGTATCTACCTCATTAGGGTTGAGGTTGTAAGGTTTTTCAGATCCAGCGGCTTCCTCGTTTGCACCCTCTACCCGGACAGTTGCATCTGTTACTACACCCGCTAACACATACCTCATAATATGATGTTCGTATTTTAATTGCTTAACATTGAGCCACTTTGTTGTATCACCAACATTTAAAAGTGCCTCACCATTTTCTTTTAATAAAACCTCACTCATTTATTTCTCCTCTATATAAATACTTGTGGTGCGTAATATATATTTGATTTACGAGCCCAATTAGCGAGTATATAAGCGTCTCCCCAATCCGGGCTTTTACCAATTCGTTTTTTAATATCCTGTTTCTTTTCCACTTTTATTTTCCTATCTCCGACAATTTCATACCATACATTTGTTAGATCATTTATAATTAATTGCTCAGTTATTTCACCGACTTCTTTTTTCTCAATACTTTTTTTACAAGCCCAGTGCATTTGAGCCCGTAGATTAAAAAATTTAAAGAACCTCTCCTCAGTTGTTTCAATTGGTTTCTCTCCACCGTTGATACTGATTACAAGTATTTTTAATACTGCCAAGCCATCGACTACACCGGCACCGAGCCCAACGGCATCAACTGCGACTTTCCTATGGGGTATATTAAACCGTACAATGAGTTCAGCGGATTTTTGGATCACTTCCGGTATACTCGTTTTTTTGTGCTCCTCGGTGTAATGTGTATTACCATTTTTTAGAACGATCCATACACTCGGGTCGGGACCGTAACGGCCTACATCAACACCCATAGAGTACTCGTCACTTTCCTCGGGGTTGTGCTTGACAGGTTCCTTACAGGCTTCTATTTCAGCCGTACCTATGATTTGTTTGATATCGTCGGCACTGACAAATTTACCAAGTACAAACCGGTCATACTGTGAGGGTGACAACTCGTCGAGTATTTCAAAGTATTCCTCTGCAAGATTTTCTTTATTGTGAATGGGGTTCATTAAAAGCTTGTCGTAATTCTCAGGCCTTTTTAACGGCTCGTTAGTAATCGGATTAACTAAATCGAAAAACAACCTATGACACCAGTGTGTTTTAGGTGGTGGGTTACAATCGAAGTACCCCTTGTTTTTACAACCGGCGGTTTTCTTACCGAGCCTGGTCATAAGTTTTTCGACAAGTATATAATCCGGATTCTCCGATACCTCACAGGCGTACACCGTATTATATTCATGGCCGAGTATTTTCTCTGTCTTACGTGGGTCGTCTAATCCAGCGACGGATATAACAGACCCATTGCTAAACGTTACAAAATACTTTGACCTATTAAGTGTATATTGGTGAGGCTCTAACATTTCCTCAAGCATAGGGATTAACGTTTCTCTCCATATACTTGATTCAGCGTGTGCGAAAATCTGCCGTACAATAATGTGTCTTGACTTCCGAAATTTCAAAGAGCGGTAAATAATAGCCTTGGTTAGTATGTAGGTCTTTCCGGACCGTGAACCACCATAGGCAAAAAAGAATCTTACTTTTTTAATTTTCTCTAATAATGGACCTTGCTTTATGTTTAGTCCCATTTACACCATTGCAAATAGAGCCATGAATAAAAGTGCTAATATCACATATATAATTATTGTCATTATTAAAAATTCTTATCATAGTAATCGTGTATTAGTCCGTTAATATCTTTTTTGGAGAACTCTGAGCCCTCCCCACTTTTATGCCGTACCCAATAATTTTCATTATCAATACTGGATTCGGTAATAGTGTAATCACCGAAAGTAAATTCTTGTTTTATTTCTGGCTCAGGCATTTTTACACTCTCTGATATAGTCGGCCAATATCCCATTAACTTCCTTTACAATAATCCTTACCACCGTGGAGGGACATAAACAATTCTGTCATAAGCCAATAATCTCTATTGGTTGAATTTTCAATACTCTCAAATAGTTCATCTAATTTTTTACACTTTTTACATGTCATATTTTATACCAAGGCTGATAAGTCTAACAATGATGGCTGTGGCTGCAAGCAATAAAAATGATGCACAGAGCGTTATAGTAGAAAACCGTATAAATCTATATTCCGATGTATACCAATTATAAAAATTAGGGTCGAGTTCTTTTATAGTTCTCGCCCCTGCGTTCCATCGTTTATTATATTCTTTCTCTGTTAATGCCATTGGTGGCGGTATCCTTCCCATTTAATTATCACACCCCATCAAATGCCTTATCAAATTTAATAGTAAAATCCGTATCTCCGGAGTGTTCCAGGTTAATTTTTTCGTTCCATTTTTCGACTACTTGCATGAATAATTTCATGGCAGCAACGTCACCATTTATTGCCTCGGTTGCGATCTTATGAACAACGGCATTTGTGAGTACTCTAACTTTTTGAATACGTTCATCAAGGCTTTTTTTCGATAATGATTTAACATGTGCGTGTATTGTATTTGGGCTATACTTGGTTATTTTAGCCAGATTACGAATAGTGGGAATGCGCTGAAACTCTTTAATATATTGTACATAGGCACCTTCAATTATAGCCTGGGTATGCTCCCAGGCGGCAGTGTGATCTGTATCAACTTGTGCAATCTCATGTTCGTTAGTTTCGGGCATAAAAATAAAGGTTAGAGAAAACTAAACCATTGAGCCCAACTCCTTTAATTTAAAGGGGTTTTCCGTTTCAAATAACCTTGGCCGGGCTTTCATTACTGTTATAATTGGTATTACTGTATTCGCTGTCAAGCACAATATATACATCTTATATATTATTATCATATACTTTCAAATACTTAAAGAAAAAGCTTGACATTTAAAAATACTTACATATATTGATAGTAGAATGAGAAACAAGATAACAAATACAGGAACTAGCCAAAGGGAGAATAAAGTGTATCAAATAACTAAAAACGGAAAAATTTGGATAAACAGTATTGATAATAAAGTTGTTGGCAAGGACACTTTGAAAAAAGCTAAACACCATGTTTATATGATGGGGTTATATTGCCCGGACGTAAAATGGGGATATAAAGCTATATAATAAATTTAACTATAAGGGATGATAAAATGAGTGAACTAACATTGAACACACAAAAAGAACTTAAATTAACACAAGGTCAAATTGCCAATATGATAGAAGATTTAATTGGTGAAAAACAGAGGTTGCGGGAAACGATAATTGAACACGATATAGCAATGTGTGAAGGTAAAGACCATAGCTGGAAATCTGTAACAGATATAAGTGCCAGTGTAAAAGAGATGAAACAAGAAATAATTGATATGGTTAATAGTATATAATGAATTTTCAATTTATAAGAAATAGCTGTCAAGAACTTATTGAAGTACTTGATGGAAATAGAAGCGACAAAGCTAAAATAGTGGCGGTGAAATGTTTTGTAATATCAATAATTAGACAAGTAATAGGAATGTAAAATGAATACATCTAATTTTTTAAAATTACTACAAGACCGTATTACAGTATTACAGGAATTAAATAAAAATCTTAACAAAGCTTCTAATGCTGTGACTATTTATCAAAATTCTATCAGGATTCGTGAGTGTCGAGAGATAGTCACCCTTATAAATAAAAAACATGTAGAGTTAAATTAATTATGGTTATGAGAAAATGCTTACATCACAACTTACTATGCCCAACATATACGATATAAAAATAGCCATTAAAAAAGCTGAGGACAGGGGCGTTATATATGATTGGGGATCGTGCTTAACTTTTTTAGAAATGAATATGGAGCAAACAATGGCACCGTTTGAATATAACGTAGTTAGAAAAATAATATGTTCTTGGTATGAGAAAAACAAAGGGGATAAATAAATGTATAAATGTGCAATTGATGTTTTGGTGTTTCATCGAACCTCGTTAGAAAATATAATCCTCCACGGTCCCAATCATGGGTTTACACCCGAGAAAATAAAAAAAAGAATGGTGGAGAAAGCAATTATAAATGATGCAATTAATATTTTAATAAGGGAGTCGGAGTAATGGATATAGATTTTAATAATGTTAGAAGGCAGGCGGTGAATAATTACAATAGTCTGGTTAAAAAATTAAATGTTGCTACAACGTCGTCCGGTGGCGCGGGTAGTCATTGGATAGAAATGAGCCCGATGGAAATTAAAGAGGATTTAGACAATTTACGCTCAACACTTGCGGGGATAGCGTGTACATATGAGGAGGGAGAGCCAAAGTTTAAAGATGTTTTAAAAGAGGGAGAACAATTAGAAATTTATCACGGATAAGGGAAAACATGAACAACGACGAAAACACAATGTATTTAACATTAAAACAACTGGCAGTTAAAACGGGTTGCACCGTCGGGTTTTTACGTAGGCTCTGTAAAAAAGATAAGATTGGTCATATATTTGAGAGTAAACAAATTGGTTATAAATTCAGGCTTAAAGATTGGGCCGAATATGTTGCCAAGTATCGGCACGAGGCTAAATAATGGAAAAAATAAAACCATTGACTTTTTATGATCCATGTGAGGCGGTAATAAATGCGTATAAAATTAATGAAGTAATAGCTGAAAATGAGGAGCTAAAATATAAATTAAAAGAACTTGAAACTAGGGTCTACGACTTGGAAAAAACAATTTAATTTTACTGTGTAAAGGAATTTATGAAAAAAATATTATATTTTGATACGGAAACGACGGGGCTTAACCCGTTAAAAAATGAAATACATCAACTAGCAATTATAATCGAGGTTGACGGAAAGATAAAATTTGAGGGTGAGTTTAAAATACGTCCGATGGATGTCGATAATATATCAGAAAAAGCCCTCTCCATTTCCGGTGTAACGGAACATGATATATTAAAATACCCACACCCTGCAGAGCAATATAAATCTATAATTGAAGTTTTCTCTCAAGTTGTGGACAGATTTGACAAAGATGATAAGTTTTACCCTGCAGGATATAATGTAAAATTTGACCTAGAATTTTTGTATCAATTTTTTCTAAAAAATGATGATAAATTTTTTGGTTCTTGGATCAATTGGATGCCACTAGACCCGTTGCCGGTACTACATGCAATGGATTTTAAAAATCAGATTAAATTATCCAATTATAAGCTTGCAACAGCGTGTCAATATTACGATATTAAGTTAGATAATGCGCACGATGCAATGGCAGATATTAAAGCCACTCGTGAGCTATTAAAAAAAATGAATTTGGTTTAATTTTAATTAAAGGAATGTAATGTCAAATGAAAATGAATTAGTTACGGTGGAAACCCCAATTGTAGGACCATTAACACCTTCGGCAGTAAAAGACCAAGTAAATAATATTCAATTGGTTATGCGTGACGTTATGAAAGACGGTGAACATTTTGGTAAAATCGACGGCCTTGGAGAAAAAAAGATTTTATTTAAAGCGGGCGCTGAAAAGCTTAGTTTAACATTCAGGTTGTTACCTAAATATGATATTCTCATGAGGGAGTCAAAAAACAGCCATCGTGAATATGAAATTTTATGCACCTTGGTTAACCCCTCCGGGCAGTTTATGGGTCAAGGCGTGGGCTTATGTAGTACAATGGAAAGTAAGTATCGGTATCGTAATGCAGCACGTACATGCCCCGAATGTGGACAACCTGCGATTATAAAAGGTAAACACGAATGGGGTGGTGGTTGGCTTTGCTTTAAGAAAAAAGATGGTTGTGGTGCTAAATTTGAGGATGGTAGCGATTCTATAGAAAAGCAGCCTATTGGTAAGATTGAAAATGAGGATTTAGCAGACACGTATAATACAGTTTTAAAAATGGGTAAAAAACGGGCCTTTGTTGATGGTGTAATTTCTGCCACTGCAGCAAGTGATATTTTCTCACAGGATGTTGAGGATATTATTGACAATGAAAACTCTGCCTCCGGGAAAAGTACCGAAGATGCAACACAAAAGGAATCTGAAAATCAAAAAACTATTGATGGCCGTCACAGACTCGAAATAAAGCAGGGTTTATTTAAATTAGTTGGCGTTGCTCCGGGTGTTACTGCAACCGAACCCCAGGTAAAACTTATGCGGGAAAAATTACAAGATTTAACAAGGTGGGAAGATCCACAAACACAAGAAATACACGAGGGTGTAACAACCACAATCAATATGTCTGGTAAAAGATTAAGTATTGTAACCGGTATGATGCGCGAGGAGTTAAAAAGGGTTCCAATGCCGGGAGAGGTTCAACCAGAGCCACCAAAAAAACCAACCACAACGGTTACCGACGACGATTTAAAAGAAGTCGGTATCAAATAATGCGCCCTCATGTGCGCGAAGCCTGGGCTAAATTTTTCTATCTATGGTTAGAGGTTTTTCAAATTCCTAGATTAATAAAATGGCTAGTTAAGGTTTTGCGGAAATATAATAATAGAAATAAGTGATAAAATTCGTTGAATTATTTGCCGGCATAGGCGGTTTTAGTTTAGGTTTTGAACGTACCGGAATGGAATGCGTCGGACATGTAGAAATAGATAAATATGCACAAAAAGTATTAAAAAAACATTGGCCGGATGTACCACTTTACCCGGACGTTACTAAAATTAAAGGGGATGAATTTGGAAAAATCGACTTACTCTGTGGGGGGTTCCCATGTCAAGACGTTTCAATCGCTGGAAACAAAGAGGGCATTAATGCCCCGCGCACGGGTCTTTACTACGAAATTATTAGGGTTGCAACCGTTTGCCGTCCTCGATGGATTGTCCTTGAAAACGTTGCAAACCTCCTTACTAGCGCCGAGTGGATGGGCGTCGTATTTGGAGAACTTGCCAAAATCGGGTATAATGTTGAGTGGGAAGTTATACGAGCGTACAGCTTCGGTTTTCCCCATACAAGACCCCGTATTTTCATTGTTGCCTACACCGATAAAATTACAAATAGACTCGTCCAACGCCAGGGAGATAATCGGGAACAGGGAAATAGACAAAAAAGGTCGGTCTTGGGGCGCAACATTGCCAAGCGTAATATCAAACGAGACTGGTTTAAAATTGTTCGCAGAATTTGTGGAGTTAATAATGGGGTTCCCCCGAAGGTGGACCAAAATAAATTAAGATTAGAGTGTTTAGGAAATGCATTGATACCTCAAATTGCGGAGTTCATAGGAAATAAAATAATAGAGTCTGAAATAAACCTTGACAAATCAAAATAATTGTTTTTATTACGGTTAAGCATGATAGTTATTATTACATTTCTTCTGTTATTTACTGGGCTGACAGGCCATCCCGTTACAAATGTAATTAGGTGCGACTATCATGCTGATAATTCCTGTCAGTCCTTTCATATATATAATGGCGCTTAGAAATCAACCTTATTTACCGCTTTTTGTTCAAGATTATTTAACGGATGAAAAATTAAATGAATGTTCACCGGCAACTCAAGGGGTTTATATTAAAATTATGTGTTTGATGCACAAATCACAGGAATATGGTGTTATTTTGCTCAAGCAAAAACACAAGCAAAACGAAAGCGACCACTTCAAAGGGCTTGCTAAGCAATTTAAAAAACACCTCACATTTGATCAAATTGAAATAGAATCGGCAATACGTGAATTGGTTTTAGAGGGCGTTTGCGACATGAATGTTGATGGTAATCTATCACAAAAAAGAATGATAAAGGATTGTAAAATAAGCACTTTGCGTGCTGAGAATGGATCCAAAGGTGGTAAGGCTACCAAGAATTTAGCTTCTAATTTTGCTACAGCAAAAACACCACCAAACTCTGAAAATGAATATGAATATGAAATTGAAGATGAAAATAAAGATAATAAAAAAGAAACAATAATGTATAATGGTGCCTCACTTGATCAACACCTAGCTTTTAATGCCTTTATTGGTTTATATCCTAATAGGTTTGGCCAAACAGCCACGAAAAAGATATTCCTAGAGCTAATAATTAATCAAGAAAAATGGGATAACCTGTTGTTATGCCTTAACAACTACAAGAAAACGGAGCATTTCCGCAACAACAAAATATTGAACTTAGAGAAATTTATGATTAATTACAATGATTACCGGGTTCCGGACCAGAACCAAAGTGCTGCAAATAAGGCCGCACAGGCCAAAAGTCAATCCCGGTACTCTACTACCCCGGAAAAACCGGATTTAAGGCCTGAGATCACTAAAAACTGCATAGAAACTGATTGTGGCAAAGAATTTGAGACCCGTGATCCGGATAATATTGACCGGTGCCGGGATTGTTTTAAAATATTTTATGATAACTGGGTGAAAAACTTTAATAAAAATAAGGTGGTAAATAATGACTAGTCAATTTGATGTAGATATGTATGGATTAAAGCAAAAACTTAAACAATTTGAATGGATAAGTGTAAAAAATAAGTTACCAGGATATAAAAAAGGGGGCCGTACATATCTCTGTTATCAGGAAAAAACAAAGACAATAGCAGTTAGTTGGTATGAATTTAAAAATTTTGGTTTAACAGAAATAACCCACTGGATGCCACTACCAAAGCCACCCATAAATTAAATAAATAATGAAATACTATCATTTTATCCGTTTATTTTTAGGCATTGTTTACCGCCCCGATTGGTGTGACGGCAGGATTTCACCTAAAACCGCCTGGAAGGTTTCTAAAATAGTGTGGGGGAAATAAATATTATGCAAAAAATTACAATAATATGTATAGAGGAGCAAGCCGCACCAATAACAATTGATCTTATAAATAAATATGATGTTAAATTTAACGCGGAATTAATAGCAGAAAAAAATACTGTAGATAGTTGGGAAAAAATACTCGACCACAACATTTTAGATTATGATGGGTTTAGAAATATTAAAAAAGATACATTAATTAATTACGATGAATATATAAAGGGATATGTTCAATGTACTACTAAATATAAAACTCAATACAATAGAATATAAAAAATTTATGGAAATTAATCCATAATTAATAAAGGAGTAAAAATTGGGAAGTTTGACAAGTAAAATCAGCGACGACATTGACGAATATAAAAGACTTTGCGAAATACATAATGAAGATATTCAATATATTAATGGGCATTTCTCAGAGGGACAGTTTTTTTCTGGCTCACCCGACTGTTATGGTAAGCATGCCGAAAGATTAAGAAAGACTAATAGAAATTAGTGGAATGAACCACTTTTAACAAAGGAGTAAAAATGACTGAAGCTACAAAACTAACCGCCGGGAACCTGCGCAGCCAATTAGCTGGACACGATCCGGGCTCACACGTCGTTGGTAAAATTACGGCAAAGGAAATGCTTGAATTATGCAATGATCATTTGGGAGTTGTAACACCTGAGCCCGAGTCTAATGCCGCTGGACATGTTGACCAACCAGGTCAACCCACAGACGAAGGTGGTGAGCAACAGCAACAGCAATAATTAAATAGCGATATGGTGAAGTGGTATCACGTCTGCCTCCAAATCAGAACTCAGGGGTTCGATTCCTCTTGTCGCTGAAAAAAATAATATGGAAATATTACACTTAACACTTAAAAAACGATGGTTCGATATGGTTTTATACGACGACAAGCGTGACGAGTACAGGGACATAAAACCATACTGGACAACCCGTCTTTGTGTTAATTCTAAAAAATTAAAATATACCCACATTAAATTTACAAATGGTTACGGCATAACCCGCCCCTGTTTTGTAATTAAATTAAAGGAAATTCTTATTGGTATTGGAAATCCCAAATGGGGTGCACCGGTATTGAAAGATGTTTATATTTTAAAACTCGGTGATATTATCGCCACTAACTAAAGGATAAAATGAATAAACCGATAATAGTATGTTTATGTGGGTCAGCACGTTTTTCTAAAGCATTTAGAGACGCAAATTTAAAAGAAACTCTAGATGGTAAAATAGTACTGTCTATTGGTTGTGATACTAAAAGCGATCAAGGTTTAAATTTAACAGAAGATGTTAAAATAAAATTAGATGAATTACATAAAAGAAAAATTGATTTAGCAGACGAAGTTTTAATATTGAATGTGGGGGACTATATTGGAGAATCAACCCGCAGCGAGCTTAACTATGCAAAAGAACACAATAAAATAATTAGATTTTTAGAAGAAATTCAATAAGGAAAATAATGGATAACAATAAAACTGAAACTATCGAACCAACAGACGAAATTAAAATGACTGATTTATTAAATGATCTCAAGGCCTTACAAATAAAATATGTTTTTAAATCTGACAAAAATGTGCAGGTCTACAATCGTTGTGTCTTAGATATTAATTATATGATTGCAAATATAAAAAGAAATACAGGGGGTTGAGGTAATGACAAATAATGTCAGCCTTTTGAGTACTCCGTTCGCTCCCCCCTGTTCCAATTTTACCCTCGGGGAATAATTAAATGAACGATGGAAATAAAATATACGAGCAAAATATTAAACCATTATTTTTTCTCTTATGTGCCATCGATAAGGTTTTAACTGAGCAAGACATATCATTATTACTTGAAAAAATTACAGAGCTTCGAGAGAAATATGAAATTGATCATTGCTACGGTCGCGGGTCCGGAAATGAATGGCAGAAAATTTGTGACATTATGGGTCTGCAGCTTTTAAACCCGGATGAAAAACGGGACAAGGGAGCACAGCATTTTGATAAGCGACACGAGAATTTTAAACATTTTTTACGGAGGATTTTGAATAGATGAATGGGAAAATTGATCTAGATGGGATTTTATATATAGATAGGGCTGGAAGAAGCGTTGTACAAATGTGTAAATTTATGAGTGGTGATACGTCTGACTGTTGTGCTCATGATTGCCCTCACTTCGGAGAACCATATAAACGTAATATTACCCGTGGTGGCACAGTTACAACATTAAATATCTGCCAAGGAAATATTTTAGAATTTGAAAATTTCAAAGATGAACGAAATACACACTGAATTTAATTTGTTGCCGTGCGCTCATTGTGGCGCTGAGGGGCAATTATTAAGTGAGAGCCAATTATATTTTTTAATTAATTGTACGTGTGGTATTGTGGTTCAACGAGAAAAGAAAATAGGTGAAAATACAAGGTCAACGGTTATGGAAATTTGGAATACACGGGCATAATGAATAAAGATAAATCAAAAAAGAAAGTAACTAAAGATCAAATCCGGCAATTGATACGGATTGAATATGATACAAATAATATTCTATTTGTACCGGCCCAACATTCGCAATACGCACAAAATAAAGTTATTAAAATATTCAGTGCTTGGAGATATTTAACTAATAAGTGTAAGGCTTATAAAACTTTTTTTCATAAGGGATTATATGAACATGTTATTATTATTACGAGGGGTAAATAAATGAAAGCTGAAACACCACCCGGAGAAGTGTATAAACCACCAACACCGACAGGTGAATTATTAAAAAAGGGTGAAGGTGTTAGGTTTCACGGTATAGACTGGGGCTGTTTTCATTCGGACCAGGCAACCGGATTTATACGTTTAAAAGTCCTCGAGTATAGCGAACTCGATTTAACAAAATATATTAAAAAAGGTAAGGAGGTAACTATTGATAATTTGAAGTACAATTGTATTTACGACGATCCGCGCACGGGTGTCGCACATTTAAAAATTAGGAAACCGAAGGGGGAAAATTGAAACCAATTAATTTCAAAGAAAGCAATGTTTCTTTTGCAGAAAATCAGCCCGAATATTTGACACTACACGCTCATAAAGATAAAGCCGGTATTATCACATCTTGTTGGAAAATGTCATTTTTTGACAGGATGATTGTCGCACTAACAGGAAGGGTTTTTGTATCAACAATGACCTTTAATCATCCGTTACAGCCGCTATATGTGTGTGCTCAATTTGCTGACTCACTACATAATTAAAGGGAAACAAATTATGAGCACACAATTAACCGCCGATTTTTGGAACACAAATAAAGAGGAGGGTTCACACCTCCGGGACTCTCAAGAAAAAGCTGTGAGACAACAGGACGTTATTTTATATTTTTTCCAAATACACCGGCATGGATATTTTACCCCCTTCGATGTTCAGTACCGCGCAAAGCTGAATAATCCTATTACAAGTATTCGCCGCGCAATTACTAATTTAGAGAGGGCTGGTAAATTAATTAAAACTAACATAATGAAAACCGGTATCTATGGAAAACAAAATCATACTTGGAAGCTTGCCTAGTGTATTGGATAGTTACCGAAGACGGCCTTAAATATCCACGAGTAATAAATGTTCCAAAATGGAAAATAAACATGGTGATAATATTAATTTTAATGATGGCATTATTTATTATTTTGCTTATATTGGGGGTACATGTCAAAACGTTTTAAAGTAAGTAAGAATTTTTATGAAGATGAATTAATCCCGCCCGCTATTTATAATAATAAGCGGTTAAAAAATGAGTGGTTCATTGATAAAATAACGTTGAGGATTTTACAATCAATGCGGGATTTTTACGGGCCAATGATTGTAAATGATTGGTTTACAGGTGGGCAATATAAATACTCTGGCTATCGTAATCCGAGTTGTCCGGAGGGCTCAAAATTATCAATGCACCGGCATATGAAAGCTATGGACCCAAAACCTAGAGAGTGCTCCCCAAGCGCAATAATTGACGATATAATAGGCTATAATAAATTGTTAAAAAATGGAAATCCCCACGGGATACGAATACCATATTTTGTACATAAAATTACTTGTGTAGAATATTCTATAAAAAGAAAACGGCCAACCTGGGCGCATTGGGATACCCGGCCTACTCGGAAATTACACGGATTATTAATTTTAAAATTATAAAGGTGGCATAGTGGAAAAAGAAGTTCATTGTGAAATTATGGTTTTTGATAAAACCGACCTGAAAGGACGCAGGTATAACCTTGATTGTTTTAAAAAATATAAATTTCCTGAGAGACTTGTTGTCACGATGAATTTTGGTTATGAATTAAAAGACATGGTTGGATATGTAACGCATTTAACGGTTTACATGTCTAAATTAATCGGCTGTTTTACGTTGTTCAATAAAGAGGAGTGTGGCGTTGATATTCCAATAACAATGAATCTAATAAAATTAATGTATATGTGCCCAGGATTAATAATACATAAAGAGGTAAATAACATTAGAAGAAACGTTGTTTTAGAGGCTGAACTAGTTACGCTCGGCCTATGCAATACTCACGCTGATAAAAATATTAATAAAATTGGAGGTTAAATTAGTGAAACAAAGTCTCATAGATTTACTGCCCAAAAACGAAGTTATTACAGAGGTTATTACAAAGCCTTTGCGGTACGACCCGGACAAGGTTCGCTTGATTTGTCCAATATGTAAAACAGAGAGATACATTGATTATACGACGTGGGATAGAATAAAAAGTTATAAAAAAAGCGGAATTTGTAGAAGCTGCGCACGTAAACAATAAAGGAATAACATGGAAACAACATTAAATTTTTTAATGTCAACCAACGGTTTAATTTTAATTGGAATTTTATGGTATTTAGTTCAACATTTTTTGGGGGTAAAAAGTAGGAATAAGTCACAGCTTGAGAAGTGGTTAATGTCTCAGTTTATTGGTGCAATAGCCCAACAGGAAGTTGAAAAACTTGGGATAATTATGCCTGGTACAAAAAGCGAATCAGATAAAAATAGAGATCGTAGTGACATGGCAAGAACTAAAGCTATTGACAAAGTAATAAATGTTGCTCTTGCATCAAATAAGAAAAAAGCTCTTAAGGAAATTGGTATTGAGTTAACTCATAAAGCTGCAGGCATGGCAATTGATAGAATAATAAAAACTTCCAAAATGGGTATTAAGTTAAAAATTCGTGACCTACCATTTTTAAAAGCAATAAAGTGGCCGCGTATTTAAAAAACCATTTTGAAAATATCTGAAAATCCGGGTGAGGGTCTACACCCCATGTATAGATGTTTTATTAATTTTAGCGACGAGCCAATTAAACAAATTGATCATATATTAAGCTCTAGATTGGTATGGCTAAAACGCAACAATGATGAAACTACAAAAAGATTAATAAATGAAGATATTGATTATTTATTAGATCAGAGGTTCAAACTTATGGATTCTGTATAATCCGTTTTTTAGAATGTTTTTCACCCCAATTAAATACCAGTGCCACAAGTGGTGATTTAAAAAAGAATATTATTATTGTTAATATTATACCGCCAATGCTCCCGCCCGCCGCCCAGGTTTCCAATTTCTCATTAAATGTTTTAGCTTTTTTATTAACGTTTAGATTAGATTTTAACATTGCATAAATTTTCGCATTATTATTTTCTATCTTTGCCAACCTAATTTCATTCTTAATTTTATAATCATAATATTTCTGCATGTATGACATGAACGTTGTAACTTTTAAATGTTGTCCTCGAGGCTGTTCAAAAATTTGATGGTCGAAATGTGGCCTCGCCGCGATATTAGTTTCCGGGGTTTCAATTGTCTGTATGTCTGAGTAATCAGCAATTAACTGTTTGAAATCCTGTGCATAACAAAGTTCTATTAATAGTATAACTAGCACATAAATAGAAGCTTTATTCAACACTGTCTTGGTCCTTTCCGAATCTATCATCAATTCGTTTGTGAGCCGCTTTCGCAATTTTATTATTCCAAACTTGCTTCTCTTGCATTAATTTAAATTCTGTCGCTAACCCGTCGTCGCCGTTCGGACCAAACAATTTATTATCCATTTTAACACACATTTTTTTTATGTCTTTTACGTCGCGCTTTATATTTGAACTTCCAAATATTTTTATAATTGTCCATGAGGCCGTTATCATACCAAAGCATATTATTATTACATATCCATAATCCATGATATTCCTTAAGTTAAAAATCCCATTATAATAAAATCAACATCAACACCCTGTGGTGCAACAGTGGTTCCAGAAACCGCAAGTTCAAGCCTCTCGGTTATATGTGGAACGCCGTTCGAATCCCTTGTAACCGGTATGATACAAAAATTTGTATTGGTTTCATTAATATCAATAACGTCTTGGCTTTCAACTTCCATTTCCGCACAAATGTTTTCCGCTTCTGCAGCAGGTAGGGCACCAAATGTAAACCCAAATCTTTGACGTCCTATGATACTCCCTCGAGGCACCGCTACATCTGTAAAAACCCGCATTTTTAATCGCACCCATACCGCAGTAAAATTTGTAATTTCTTCTGAAACAAGTAAACTAATATCGTGGTCTGTTGGTGTTCCCGTTGCGCCGCCGACCGTAGTCCTCGACACTGTAAAGGCTTTAGCGACTTTATTTAATAAAAATAAGTGCCCACCATAAGTGCCCTCTACCGGTAAAGGTCTATCAGGTAAGTCATGTAATGTATTCCCGTCCCCATCGGTAGCAAAGACACCCTTACTTTCCCCAACTTCTATTAGGCGACCCTCGTTGTCCTGTATCGCTGTGTCACCCTTAACCACGTCGCTTGTTATGGCTGCACGATTTGTTGCGTTAGTGTTTGCAATTTCATCCTCGTTAATCCACGGTTTATTTAAATCAAAATGCCTGTCAAGATTTCCAGCGGTATTAATTGTCTTTACACAAATAAAATCAAATAAATATGAGTTCATAACCTTTAAACCATTTAATGTATTACCACCCATTGATATTATTTCATTAAATGGAACCGATGTTAGTACCCCTGGTGAGCCGCCTACACTGGCAATTGAGTTACCGTTTATACGAACATTAAAAATATTCTGCACCACATCCCACACGATATGAATATGCGTAAATCTGTTTAACGCTGCGTTGTTAGTAAATGCTGTTGCAGTATTATAAGTAATCCCGTCCGAGCTACCAATAGAAACGGTTGCCGTGTTTACACCATCAAAAATTAATGCCTTAAATTTATCTGCGGTGGCATCATATATAAATGAGATATGTGTTGTTGATCCATCGAAATCATCAAAAAATATTTTATCTTCTGTACTATCAAAATTAAAAAACGGTCTTATCCAAAATTGAATACCTGCTAAATTATTCCATAATAAATAATTTTGATATTGCACCGGAAATGTCTGCCGTAAAAAATATATGAATGGTGTTGAAAATTCAGACTGTTCGATTTGTGCGGCCGTAGCAAACCAGGTTTTTGCTACTGTTTCATTAATATCAAATATTCTAAAAAAGTTATCATTTGCGGCAACTACCGCCGTTGCCGTTGTGCCTTTAATTAAAAAAGTATCTGAATTAATTTCTATTAGTTCCCCTGTCCCGGTTGTTTGTGTTAAAACCTTTGTAGTCCAATTAAATTCTAATTTAATTCTATCTACGGCGGCGGTATTGTCCCTTAAAATAATTTGTGAATCTGCCGTGTGTGTCCCCCTGAGCAATAATAATTGTACAGAATAGACCCCATCGGGAATAGTGACCGGCAAATTTTGTTCAATTCCTGTTTGTGTACCGGAAGCTGTGGCAGGGCGGGTTAACCTAAAAAACCTAAATTGTTTAAATCTAAATATTGTCTCTGCTACACTAGAACCTGCGACGGCAGTCCAATGACCCGGATTATTAAGCTGGGTGCGTGCGAATAATTCATTTTTTGTTTTATTAAATACGCCTATAGCCCCCCTATATCCTGTGCGCACGGGTTGAAACTCATGGAAGGGTTCAATCAATGTCGGATTTCCTATTGTTGGCCTGCGACCAAGGCTTGACGTGGTACGCTGCGCAAAATCCCATAGTTCAGAATCCGGCGGTATACGATCATCGTCAACAAAAGGATTCTTTGCCAATTCCGCTGCCCTGAAATTTGTTGTAGTACTGCCACTTATTATTTTAGGGTTGTCGGTTGTACTATCTGTCCAGTCAAAAATATATGCAACTAATTCAATTGTACTTGTTTGTAATCCATGTTTAACAAAGTTGTGATTATAAGACTCTACCCGACAATAAATATCTACATCGTCGCTAATTGTCGTATCATCTAAAACTAATTTTATCCACGCACCCGCTTGCATATGCAGCACTGCAGGAGCCTTTATTGTAAATGCCTGTCTCTGTTCACTTCCAAAATCTCTTACAAATGCAGCAAGGGAACCGGCGGTAACCGGTGAATCAAAATATTTATTGTTTATAGTGACTAATTTTTCCCCGTGCTCGAGGAGGTTTGCAGCGCTCGCAATTTCAAATATATTAAATACCTGTACGTCCCGCACGGGTTTACCCCTAATAATAAGATTGTTTAATTTAACTTGTTGCGTTAAAACATTAACCAGCCTAATTTGTACTTTGTTAGCAAAAACGTCATAAACCCCGCCGCTAAATGTTAGCGCATCCGGTGAGCTTTTTAATATTGCCTCTGATTCCGCATCAATATCAATTGCCAAATTAACTTTTTCATTATCCTCTGTTTGAAATTCTGCAAAAAAATCAATGTTTGGGTTAGTTATATCGGGTTGTGTGGGTGCCGCTGGAATGGGTATTACAAAACTACTTTCTTTTAATTGTGCGTTATAAGTTTGATCATCAATAAAATTATAAATTATTTCTTTAGTTGCTGCAGCCTGTTTTATTAGACCACTAACTTGAACCTTATTTGCAAAAACATCTATATGCTTTTTATCAATAGAGTTAGTATTGTTTTTATCCCAGGTATGCTCTACCACCGACGGGGGAAAAGTATCGTTTGCAATAACATCAAGATTAAATTGGCTCCTTACAAACCTTAGTTTTCCATCACCATCAAAATATAATAATGCGTTATACGCTTCCGCTAATTCACTTAATTCAGGCCATACATTTTTAGTTAACTTTACAAACGGCACAACATTTAATAAGTCTTCAGAGATTATATCTCCCGCAACAACACCCCCGATTTCCGCGATACGGTGCACTAAACTATTAGTAACATCTGTGGAATCACATACTTTTAAATTAACAAATATTAATTCATCGTCGTCGGTAGTGTACGCGGCAAGAGCCGATTTTGTTACCGCCTTAGTATCAATCAAATCCTTAGATCGGTCGTGTAGACTAATTTCAATTAAGCTATCTGTATTTGTAATTTTTTCAATAAATCCCTGCTTATCAACAAACCCCGTGAATATAGTTATCGTTTCATTACCCTCTCCGACGGTGGCCTTGATTTTTATCTCTCTACCGGCACGTAGATTTCCTATTTTTAATGAACTTGAAAAGCCACCACCACCCGGATTACTTACACCTGTACCATTAAAATGAAATGTACTAGCATTAAATGCGGCAAAGAATCCCGCACTAAATGGTCTCGTTCCATCACTTAAGAGGTCATTACGAAAACTTATTTTTGCGGTGTTGGTGGTGGCACCGGTGAACCCGCCAATATCACTGCGTAACTTTGAGCTGATATCAACTTTTTCAACAAACTCTGTTATATCTATAAAGCTAGATGTCTGTTCAAAATCACATTCGACAAATACTTTACGTTCATTTTTATCGTCGAGTAAATCAGTTTTGAAACCTGCGGAGGCGGTAAGGAATATATCTATCGGTAGTGCCATTGTCCCCCGCTATGTAGATGCAACTACTATTAAACCGCCTTGCCTTTTCTGTTCATTTGTTATCATAGCAACCAACTCACTAAAATCACCGAGGAAAATACCATTAAAATTAAATATATTAGTTATGTCTGGTTGCCTGGAAACGGTTGCGCGGCTTGCCTGGACCCTTGATTCAAATTCAGCTTCGGATGCTCCGGCAGTGGGTTCCGCTGCGGCCTCACCAAATCCGGCCTTACGCTCGAGACCCCTTCTAATGGCACCAAATGATTTCTTTTTAGTTTTACCAAAGAACGCTTTAACCCTATTAGCGGCAAATGCAAAAGCGGCTAATACAAATATAATTCCTTTTGCTAACTGACTGAATATTTTACCGACAAATCTAATTACAGGTACGAGTAATTTTGCCATCATTCTACCTAATAACTGTAATGCACCAAACAACGGTTTTAATATCTCTGTAGTGACGGGCTCCAATACCTCAAATATGCCTTTAAATACCTCGCTCATTAATTTAAGACCAATGCCAAAGGGACCGGCCATTAATGCCCGCACGATACTAAATGCACCTACAAGCCCGCCAAGGCCTGCGGTTGCACCTTCCAACATAGTACCAAAGAAACTAAAGTTTTCACCTGCCATCGTAATGGGTTCAATTGTATTTGCTTTTATTAATTCGCCTATACCTTTGAGTGTAGCACCTTCGTCTTTTGGGGCAGAGGGTAAAGCAAACGGTACAACCTGCGACGGTTGCGCAGCTTTAAAGGCCGCAAGATTTATAGCGTCGATTTTTGCTTGTTTCTCACGTTCAATAAGTAATTCTTTGGCAGCACGTTTCTTAGCTGCGGCCACTGCAATTGCAGTGCGTTTATTTTCAGCCTTTATTAACGCATCAATCTTTTTTTGTAACAATGAAAGCTCAAGTTCTAATTGTTTTTCCTCGCCTCGTGCGATGGTGTCAAGTGTTTTTTGGGTTTCAATTGCACGATTTCTAACAACCTTATTTGTAAAATCCTCGAGGGACTGTCTTTGCTTTTTAAGAAAACTGAAAAATTTTGATGCACCGCTCCGCTCCTCTTGGTTTGCTTTTTTAACTGCCTCAAGTCGTTGCTCAATTAATTTTAATTGCTCCTGCAGGGGTAACGTTCCAGGGACAAATTTTTGTCGCAACGCTTTTGCTAATTCATTTGCTTTGGTAATCGCATCACTGAAAAATTCTAATAGCGGTCCACCGGCCTGGGTTACAAAAGCCCCAATTTCCTCAAATAAATCACCGAAGTCATTTCCTAATTGTAAAATTTTTCCGCTATAAGTATCTGCTTGAGCTGCGGCCGCACCGCCGAATGATTTATTAATTTCACTTTGTAATTGAGCAAGCTTTTCCTGCTTTGTCCCTGCAGTATCAAGTTGTATACCGTACCTGACAAGGGCATTTGTTGTGCTTCCCAATGTTTGACCAACTAAACGAGCGGCCGTGGCAAGGCTAATATCTAATCCTGCGGCTAAATCCTGGACAAACGGCAATATTTTTTTCAATCCCTCACCTGTTAATTTTCCGAGGCTCTGCAACATACCGGTTGCACTTAAAGTAACCTCGTCACCGAAGGTGGTTACTTTTTGTAAATCAGCGGCGATGGTTTGT